CTCGCGAATAACCCTTGCCAGAAAGGGCCAGACAGTACCTTTGTAGGCCCCCCAGTACCGCTTTAATGCTTTCATGGGCATTTCGGCCTAAGATCTTTAAAGTCCGGCCAGAAGCCACCACATACGTTGTCAGTGTATTGCTGACTTATATGCTGCTGATGCTCGAAGTCTTGACTGCCGATCCAGCCGATGACTGCGATGACCGTGATGGTCAGTAGAATCTTTTGTAGTCTGTTCATAATCTTCTCCTTGGTCATCATTATGATTGATTCCCCTATGACAGTCAACTGTTCTACTTACTTGGCGTCAGCAATCGCATCAGCCAGATTCTTTAAGAACTTTCTTTGGAAACCATGCTTAGGTGAAAAGACATAGGTGTCAGCGATCTTGCCGAACGGGAACAGCGGCTTGTACTGCGCGTCCTTCTGGTATGCTGCGACCATGCGGATCTTCTGACCGCCTCGCTTAGTGGATCTGCCGTACCGCTCCCAGATGCCTTCACTGTATTTCTTAGCGCCCTTGGGACTACCTGAAAAGAACTTCGACTTGTCCTGCATCATCTCGTCAATAGCGCCTTTCTTAAAGTTACCGAACGCGTCTAGGTATTTGTTTGAATGTCTAGTCGATACCCTGATCGCACGTTTGTTAGGAAACCTTGTGCCGCCATACACTTGGAACTTCATGTAGTCAGCTCGACTATCATCCCAGAACACTGTAGCCGTTAAGCTGCGTTTAGATGATTTGTCATAGAAGAAGTTCTTCTGCGTGAACTTAGTCGCACCTTTCCCTGTTTTCTTGTCAAACTTTTTCGCAGTTGCTTTTCCTAAAACGCCTGTCTGTTTAGTCTTAGTCAAATCTCTAGCCAACTGATTTAAGGTCTGACTAACCGCAAACGGTATTTCCTTCTTCTGTGTACGGGTCAACCCCTTGGATACTTCTTTGATGTTGCTTCTTAGATCAATCTTCATCTTCACCTTCTACTAAATCGTTGAATACGCCATGAGTTGCGAGATACAGAATCCCTATCTGGCTTAACAGATGCTGCGTGTCATATGACTTTTCGCCAGCTTCTTGCAAGTCCCATTCGACATAATCTTCATTTTCACGCTGAATCAGCATCTCAATGTAGGTGATCTTTCCCTGCATCACTTCCTTCTGGATAGACTGCAAATGCTCCAGAAGTTCGTTTCTGTGTAGCTGTGTGATATCGCCCATCGCATTTATCCCTGAAGGTATTCGCCATCCATCCTAACAGGAATAATAACATGGCAATCGGGAAAGCTAAGATGACTACTGACGTGAACAGAATGCAGCTTATTGCGTATAAAACGTTATACATCTTCTTCATATTCCCAGTCACATTCTGTGCATTCTTCCCGCTCATAAACCCCAAAGATTTTAACGGCTAATTCGCCGCACATCGGACACCGCAGTTCATTCCACGGCGCATTCCGATCAGTCCATGCGCCTTCAGGATAATTTGACATGAGTAGCTCCCTTGGTGATTGCCTCGTTTAAAAGTCTGACAACGCTCTTTTGATTGAAGTCTATCGTGACCAGATCCGTAAAGACATCTTCTTTGATCCGTTCGTGCTTACCTAAACCTATGGCTGTCCTTACGTCTTTAAGGCTTGTCACATAGCCACAATCTGTTTTCGTTTCCCAATAGACTATTCGCATCTCGATAGCTTGTCTAACAGCTTCAGGACATCCGGTATTACCTGACGGTGGAATTCATCAACATCATCAGGCCCATAGGACTCCATGATCTTAGATAGCGTGATGTAGGCTCTAAGTATTTCTATTGTTGTTGGTTCCATCTTCTTCTCCGTTGGCTTCCTAGACCCCGAAGGGTTTCGACTGTCGCCAGCAGTCTCATCAGTAGGATTATAAGGCAAGGCAATTTCTAACCGGAACTGGTAACGATTCGTCTTCTAAGCGTCTTTTTTTCTTGGCCGCTATTTCTTCGGCTTGCTCTAAGCTCCACCAGTTATCCCATTCATGCTCCCATTCGCCATTGACGTACAAAACGACTCTAAAATCAGTCCCGTACTTTGCTTTCTCGGGCGTATTTCGATCTTCAACGCGGAACTCAATCTCTGGCGTTTCCGCAAAATCTCTATAATAGCCGCTGATAAAATATCTGTTCATCTTCTTCTCCTGTGTAGACCCGAAGGCGGCTGTTAAGCCGCTTCCGGTTTTTTAAAATTTTCCGCTAAATCTTTGATTGCTATGCTTCTGATTTTTTTATAATACTGTTTCAGCTCTTCGCATCTCATAATCATCGACTTCATTTGAAATGCTTGAACACCTACTTCTTTTGCCATTCTGTCTATTAGTGCGTTTTCGATTGTTTCTAAAATTTGCTGTTCCATCTTTCTTCTCCGTTGTTGTTGGTATCTATTATAATCATCTCAAACATAGAGTCAACACTTTTGTTTACTATCTACGAATTATTTATAGACCGATTTGGAATATCTAAACCGCTTTTAATAACTTGATTCTTTCCTTTGCCAGCTTGTATCGTTTGAAGTCGTTGTGGGTTATTCGACTACCCTTCGCCTTTTCTGACTCAAAAATAGCTATGAAATAAGCGTCCTCTTTCGCTGCCTCTATAACCTTCTGGGGTATTTCCTGACGCTTAGAGTCTCGGAATAACACGCTAGCCGGTAATCCTAGCGCAGCTACCACTTCCTGACCGTTTGCCTGACATGCGAAACAATGTATCAAAACTTTTCCATCTTCTTCCTTCATGGTCATGCTTGGATTCGTGTCATTGTGAACCGGACAACACGCTACCCATCGTTCACCTAATTTTTTAACCTTGTCTAACTTAGGAAGAATGTCTTTTAACACCTTTCGCCCTTCTTATATTTATGTGTGTGATGTGATCCTTCACTTCTGATGAAACGTGAATCGTTGTTTGCGGGTCAATCTTGTTAGGCCAGACACCGAACTTTGACCTGTAGGCCCAACTGGCCCATCCGTCTCTGTAGCCCTTCTGACGTGCGTAAAATTTGAACTCACCCAGCCAGCGTGATTTTTCTTCTGCGCTAAAATCCCTGTTGGCTTTTTTCAGTTCTTTTAAGACCTGATCGTCGGACTTCAGAATCTCTTTTGGTGGTCTTTGATAGCCGCAAACGCATCGTACCAAAAAATGCTGGAAACATTGTGGGCAAACTGACAGATCTGGTTCTTTCTTTTCTTTAGTCAGAATCCGCTCGTCGTATTTCTTCTCGCCATCATCCAAAGTCTCAGGAACTATCGTTTCCGCGAACCCATGCTTTTGGACGTTGCCAGAATGATCAAGATAAATTGCTTCTACCTTGTTGGGATGTGTCCTCATTATTCGCCCAGCTCGCTGAACGTAGGTGATCAAAGACTTAGTTGGGAAACAGTCGATTAAAGTCTGAACCTTGGGCGCATCGTATCCCGTGTTCAAAAGTCGTGAACATGAAAGAATCTGAAAGTCACCTTCATCGTGACTTTCGTACAGGCTCTGACGTTCGTCCTGTTCCATATAGCCATCGATATGCTCTGCGGTGAATCCTTGCTCCCTGAACATTTCTACCAGCTTCTGGCTGTGTTTAATGGACGGGCTAAAGGCTATGGTCTGACCCTTACCGAATCGTTTAAAGTTTTCGATGATATCACCGACCAGCTTTTCGTCAGACTCAATCGCTGATGCTAATGACTTAGGATCAAAGTCAGTCCCACCCGTACCGATTCGTTTCTTCTTAACGCCCTTCAGGTTCGCGTGATGACCACCGTAGTATTTGACCGGACATAAATACCCCTGATCTAGTAACTGTTCAGGCGTGATCGGAACAACCAGATCAGAATAGAACTTTCCCAATCCTTTAGAATATGGCGTAGCACTGAGACCGATGAATACTGACTTGGTGTAACTTTCCATGAGATCAGTGGTCGTCTTGTAGTGAACATGACATTCGTCGATGACTGCAACGTGAAACAAGGGCTTGTAACGCCTTCTGGCCAGCGTCTGAATCGATGCTATCTGAATCGATGCGTTAGGATTGGTTCGCCAGTGATCGGATTGCATGACCCCTACTTGAATCCCTGCGCGATCAAATTCTTCTAATGCTTGATCAACCAGCTTGACTCGGTCACAAATAAAGATACCCATCTTCCCGTTCTTAGCTACGTTCTTTAGTATCTCAACTGCGACCCTAGTCTTTCCGAAGCTACAAGGCGCTGCTAAAACCGATCTGGAATTTCCTTTCCTGATCGATTGCCTTAGCTGGTTAATCGCCTTGTCTTGATGCGGTCTAAGCATCTCTTGCGCCGCATTCAGCCATGCTGATCACTTCGTCCCAAAACTCTGCGGCTGGCCCAGAATACCAGTGAATCACAAACGATTCAGCGCCGCTTGAGTCCCAAATCTTACGATTAGGGGCATCGACACAAATGTGCTTGTCGGTAGCGGTGATGTAGCTGACATCCCAATCGACCTGACCCCCTTGTTTAGCGATCTCGGACATTGCTTGTTTTTTAGTTGCCATAGCATCTTATCCCCTTGTCTTGATGCGGCCTTAACATCCTAAATCCCATCTTAGGATTTGTGTAGCGTGTTCTTCACCGATAGCATTCTTGATGCCTTCGTCTAGGCACATGGCGCCGCCGGTTATGATGTAGTTAACAACGAACTCTTTAATCGATTCGCCATCGCCCATGTCATCGATGTACGCTTTCATGACTTTTGAATCTATTTCTAAGGTGCAATCTACTTTGACTTTCATCTTCTCCCCTTGAGCGGCCTAAGCCGCTTTTGTTTCGTAGGTTTTAACCTTCACTGAATCACGTTCTATATCGCGCTCCCAGTCCCAGATTGCGATTGGCTTAGGCTCTGCGCCCCACTCCGGAAGATTCAGCTCGACCTTAATAACCTTGCCGACCCTTCGTTCAACGTAACCAGATGCTCGCATACCGTCGTGATCGTAAGGGCCAGTCTTTACCCAGCCCCCCTTTAGAACCTTTTGCCACTGAAGGAAACCTTTTAACTGACCCTTGCGTTTACCTCGAACGTAACGTGGCAAAGCGTCAACAATTTCGTCACCGAAATAACGGCGAGCCATGCCTTCAACAAACTCAGAAGACATGTAACCGCCCCTATAATCTATGTCTGCCCTTACTGTCATTTCTATCTCCCCTTCGCGGCCTAAGCCGCCGCCTTAATTGGCTTGATATTGACTAAAACTCGGTGATGTAGGCACTGAATGTTGTAACCGCCAGCAAAGATAACCTCGATTTTTACGCTAAAGCCGTCGATGATCCAATGACCTTCGAAGTTCTTGCCGTAAACCACTTTGAAGTTGTCAACGTCAATGCTTGTGATCCCAGCCTTTTCCATCTTCGCTGCGATTCTATTGTTTCGCGCTTTGTGGGTGTTGCGGGTACGCTTCTCGGTTTGTTCGATCTGATAGCTTAGGCCGTGTTGTTTTTCGGTATATAGCTGAAGGCTAAATTCTCGGATCAATCGCTGCCGAACAACAATCATTTTATCAATTCGGTTCAGATTAACCTGATCTTCAATCTCAGCCTTACGATCATCAAAAAACTTGTTCATCTGCTCAACTTGAGCGGGAATGTTTGCAATAGACTGTGCGTCTGATTCTGCGAAGGCTGCTTTGATTTGTTCTTGTAAACTCATGTTCTTCTCCTTAGCTGGTGATACCCATTCTAATGATCCCAACCCTAAAGTCAACACTTTTGTTTACTATTATTTGATGCCCAATCTGCGAAGGAATGAAGCTGATCTTGAGTCAGTGAATAAGCTGGGCCTTTCCCAAGGTCTTTGATGTTTTCTTTCCTGAAGACTTCATTGGCATGAGCAACGCCAGCTATCCGATATTCTGGAATCTTGCCAATCACTAATATATACCAGTCAGTCGTTCTGCCCTGATAATCAGGCACCAACAACCGACCAGTTTCATAATGCGTTGATTTGACGTTGATCGTACCGTTTAGATTTAAGTCTATCTTGCTAAACTCGCTGCCTAAACTCGGATAAATATTCAAGGCTTTCGCTACCGCTAATTCAGCACCATAACCTTCAAGGCAAATTTCATAATGGCTTCTAGTGTTGTCACGCTTCTTGGATTTATACCCAAGATCACCACTGACTTTGACATTATCCATCGCCATGATGTTGGCTAGTTGTTGCTCTACTGAATCAAGTACGACCTTCATGCTTCTCCTTATTTTAAAGACAGCTCGGCTTTTTCCCTTTGCAAGTCACAACCATGCAGATCGTTAATCTGGTTAGGTCTGATGTGACTACATCCTGCGATGCGGTACTCATGTGCTTTCGCTTTCCTATCTAGGCGCTACCCTAGACAACCCACTTGGGCCTCTGCGTTTTGGGACGTGAATCGGGTCAAGCCGTCAGACCTACAATCTGTTCACGATTATCGCTTTCTGGATTGGACGCACGATTAAACGCCACTTTCCATCGGCAGGAAGCAGTTGAAGGTCATGAGATGTTATGAGACAATTTGAACCGTGTCGGTTTGCGCTCGGTTCTAATTGACCCTTACTCAAATCGGCCTTCAGGGACTGC